CGCTTCAACTTACCGTACACATCACGAGTCACATACACGTCCGCAATATTGTGCTCAATGATCTTCTCGTATGCCTCCACGTCGCCGTGGTCAGCCTTGTCCCAGATCCTCGGATCAAGCGGAGTCTTCTTGTTCTCCACTCCGAAGTACTTGGACACGTTGTCTAGGGACTTACGTCCAATGCGAACGGCAGAGCCAGTCGCCTTGTACATCAAGTCAATGTGCATGAGCGGGTCGCAAGGCTCCTGCCCAGAGGCAAGGAGGCGAGCGTTGACAATCGGTAGGTCAAACAACTTACTGTTCCACCCGACGAGGATGTCGTACCCCTCAAGACTTTCCTTCACTGCCTTAACGAGAACTGAGTCGTCAGTCCATGACTCTCCCTTATAACGAGGATCGTCAAGCCTGAAGACCTCCAAGTTTCCAAAGCCATCTACGATACACACCGAGAGGATCCTGCTCCACGCGGAGTAGGTTGTCTCAATGTCCCAGAAAGCAATCGTCGGTCCGACATATCCCTTGGGGGACTTGCTTGCCGAGACCGACGCTGGAATCTTCGTTGCTGTGATGGCGCTTCCATCATCCTCAAGGTATCTCTTGTATACCTTCTGTACTGCATCCTTACTCATGCCGACAACCTTGCCGATCTGGGTATAGGATTTCCCTTCCTCTTTCATTGCGATGATCTGCCTAGTCAGTGCGTTGGACATCAGAGTCCCCCTTTGCTACGGCGTTAAGTTGGGTCTCCAGAATATCTGCTCCCACTTCCACGCCAAGTAGAACCGCCCCAACGATATCGTTGGACACTAGGTTCTCGTTGATCATCTTCATGATGGTCAACCTGTACTGTTCGTTGGTCTTTGCCTCTCCAACGAACGCCTTCATTTTTTCTAGGGCAATATACGCAGCGGCTCCCGAAGCAGCCAGTGCAGCCATCGCCCTACTATCGTTCATATTCTACCATCGTGGCGGCTAGACCTACCACCACAATCCCCGCAATTGGGTCTGGGAGGCTCGTAGAGGCGAGCAATAGGGCAGAGAGCCATAGCCCTAGGCTATACTTCCTTGCTGCCTTAGAAGCCCGTTCTACGACCACCTTGATGGGGTTCGGGTTGTCTTCCACGTTGACCTCATTAGTTGCCATTAGAACTTCACCTTTCCTGTAATAAAGAGTGCTACGTCTGCAGCCTTCTTCAAGATCTCTCCCTCAAGCGGGTTAGTGTTATCTACATCTCCCTTGAGTCCTGCCGCCTCTCGCATGACTGCGAGCGCATACCGATATGCATACATCCAATGCGGCAACATGTCTTCCACTTGTGCTTTCCTAACTGCCATCTTCTTCTTCTCCCACATAAGCCAGAAAGTCATGGAGTTCCATCGCGATAATGATTCGTCGTTTAGTACCTGCACCTGGCGCATCTCCGATAACAACAGCGGCTGTCCTTCCAGCCACGGGTCGGATGGACGATATCCAATCGTAGATGCGCTCAGGAAATGCTGATCCAACTTTGCATTGGATGACGAGTCGCTCGCTGGTAACATCGTCCTTCCCTCCATACATTCCTGTTCTCTTCCCACCTACAAGCGCGGCGACCTCCCTTTCAAAGGAGATCCCGCGCTTGCGGTTGAGCCTACCTTTACGTGCGTCCACTTACGATGCTTTCTTCAGCGGTCCAAAGATAAGCGGTGATACCTCGTTGGCGGTAAAGTCAGCGTACGTCTTGCCTTCTACCGTTCGGCTGCCACCCTGTCGCCACTTGCCAATCAAGTGAGCGTGTGGTCGGGGATCGCCCTCCGCTAGTGACATAGCCTTGGCGTATACCTTCTCTACGTGATCCATCAAGCCACCGTCAAAGACGGTGACGTTGACGTATACATATCGGCTAGGTGCTGCGCCAGTCTTGCCTGCGCTAAGCCAAGCGTCGTACGCTTCAGCCTGCCATGTGCCATAGAACTCCAAGATCGGCGTGCCGTTCTTGGTAGTCTTGCGGATTGGTTGCTTCTTATCCGATAGCCAGATGTCAATACGATCAGACATACTTCCTCCTAGAAATCAATGGCGCTTGGGTCAAATGCCTGCGCCTTCTTCTCTGGTTCCTCTGCAAAGATCTTCTTCGCAGCCGCAGCGACAACCGCGTCGCCACTCTTCTCGTTCTCTGGGTCATCACCTGTTGGGATGAGGAACCCTAGCAACAGGGCGTACTTGAGTGCGCCTGTCATTGCCTTGTAGACAGCCTTGTCTGTGCTGTCTGAGCCAGAGCCAACCGACTGGAAGGTGACGAACTCGCCTGTCTCTCCGTCGGTGATCTGCCACGTTACCCGAAGGGTAATGAGGGCTTGCTTCCCGCTTGGCGTAAGACCTGATTCGGTCACGTCAATGTTGGCGGGTACCATGGTGAGGGATCGCTTAGCGAACTCATCACGGATCTTATCGGCAACGGCTGCCGCCTGTACATACTTGTATCCCTGCGAGGCATTCGTGCCAGTCTTCTCAATATAACCGACAGCCTTCAGGATTTCTGACAACTTACTATGAATCTTACTAGACATACTTGTCCTCCTATCTGGGTCCATTGTATACCAATGGCTCTATCGTTACCTTCACCACCCCAATATGTAGTGGTGCTAACTTCTCAAAGAGGTAGGGGGATAGGTCAACGACCCGCCCTCCCCAGCCATCCCTGTGGCAAGCCCCGCAATGATCCATCACCTTGCAGATGAATGCCGTTCCGTTCCCACGTACACGAACATACTGCCGCTTAGTGTGGTAATGTCGGTACTCCCCTACTGCGCAGTAGTACTTGGGAGGTTCGCTCCCTCGGATAGAGTTAGTTGCATACCATGTAGCCACCCCTTTCTGCCTCGCTGTGATAGGCATATCTAGATGCTTGCTCGGTATCATTAAGAGCAGTGCAAGAATGATACTCATCCTCGGCACTCCGTCTTGTACCTGCAGTATGAACACGGGTACATACTGCTCGCTGTCTTGCCGTCAGGCACAGGCAACTGCGGCGGGATGCGATTGGCATCCTTGAAGTGGCGTGCAACTTTGAGCGCACGCCATGCACGTGACCTGTCTTCATCGCTGACGATGTACTCCTTCATAGAGAAGTCATCGGCGTTGATGTAGATGACACGTGCTGGGCGGACGATGCCGTCTTCCTTCTGCATGGCAATGGCGTAGAGTGCAGCCTGCGTCGCATGCTCAGGCTTCGGCTCCTCCTTGATCCACTTGAATGCAGTTGCCTTTGTTGACTTGAACTCCCACACTTCCTGCCTACCGTCTGACCACGTGACTACTGCGTCTATGTTGCCAGCGAAGTCGTAGTCTGGGATGGACACTGGTACTTCCGTCTCGTACTTAACGATGTCTGGTGCATGTGCAAAGACACCGCTGATCCACTCCGACACAGCGTGACCCCGCTCAAATACACGGAGCACCTTGTCATCAAAGGGTTCGGATGGCGGGACACCAGTGCTGTCATACCAATGCGCTCTAAGGCAGCCACCCATAAGGGAGCCACGCCAGAATGCTTTGGATGGACGACCGATCTTCTGCTTCTCCTTAAGCACAGCGTCAAACTGTGCGGATGCTGATCGTTCCATAGTTCCTCCTACTGTTCACCTGTCGTGAACGATGTCGTTGCCTTCCTGAAGATCAGGTTAAGATCTCCAGTCGGACCGTTGCGATTCTTCGCAACCTTGACACTCACTGTATCATAGTACTCGTCGGTCTGCTCCTTGGGTTTCCATAGCATGATGACCACATCGGCATCCTGCTCAATGCTACCGCTATCTCGGAGGTCGGCAAGCCTAGGCTCACCGCTGTCACGGTACTCTGAGTTGCGGCTCAACTGCGACAGCGCAATGACTGGCACGTTGAGTTCCCTTGCGATCTGCTTGAGAGTACGACTGATCTCTGCCGTCTCCATTACTCGGTTGGCATCCTTCTGCTGGCGTACGGCAGACAGCAACTGGATGTAGTCAATGACTACCATATCCAGTCCCTTGTCCTGCCGCAACTTACGACAGCGGCTACGGATCTCAATCGGTGTGAGGGACGAGGCATCGTCAACATAGATACGTGCGTCCTTGATACGGTCGGCAGCCTCTGCCAACTTGTTGATCTCTTCTGGCGTACCAGATCCGTTGCGAATCTTGGCGATGTCAACGTGTGCTGCATCGGCAAGGATGCGGGTAGCAATCTGTTCGCCAGACATTTCTAGCGAGAAGATAGCGACCGCCTTACCCTGACGTAGCGCAGCATTGGTTGCGAGGTTGACAGCGAGTGCCGTCTTGCCAACAGACGGACGTGCTGCAACAACGATGAGGTCTGAGTTAGCCCAGCCTCCGATCACCTTGTCCATCGGGATGATGCCCGACTTGATAGTGACGTTCTCTCCAAGGGCAGCGCGTTCCATTGACTTCCACGACTTGCCAAGCAGTTCGCCTAGGTCGTCAAAGGATGAGTTGCTTCTTGCTCGTGACAGCCGATAGATCTCTGACTCCGCCTTGTCCAACGCCTCGTCGGATGGCAGCCCTTGATACCCTATCTCTGCAATCTTTGCAGCAGTACTGATGAGTCGCCTGCTAACGGCAGCCTCCTCAACCATCCGAGCATACGACTCTACGTTAGCAGAGGTCGGTGTTCTAGATGAGTACTGGGTGATACAAGCACGACCACCTACGTCATCAAGTTTGCCCTGCTTCTCAAGGTACTCGGACACGGTGACCACATCAACGGCAATGTTGTTCTTGGCTAGATGTTGCATCGCACCATACACAACCCTGTTTGCATTGGAGTAGAAGTCCTCTGCGTCTAGGATCTCTAGCGTGGACGGTATGCACTCGCTGTCAATCAGCATTGCGCCGATGACTGAATCCTCCGCCTCCGCATGGTGCGGTGTCTTGCTATTCATCTTTCCTCCTTGTGATTGCTTGGAAGGTATCCGCAAGGGTACCTTCGTACGGTACTGAACATTCGTCTGTTAGGATTGGTCCTCCTTTCTCTTCGCCTGGGAATACGATCTCATCGTCAATGGCGTAGTTGGATACGACGTGACCCCACCTACCACAGTCCTCGCAATAGAGGGCAGCACAGCAGCCGTCGTCAAAGACAACATCAGGAGATGCATGACCGAGGCGATTCATTTCCTCCATCGCAGGGGCTAAGCATTCTATCAGGTCGTCGTTAACGTAGTGAGGTAGCACCGTGAGTTTAATCTCACGTGCTGTCTGCCTACGTCTGGCTGCAGACTTGCCACTCTTCGGCAACTTACTATCGGTGCTACGAAGAAGATCTACTAACGCGGCATACGTCTCCGTCCTGCTGCTGCATAGACAATCATCATCCCCGCCACCGTGAATACGGCACTTAGCAATTGCAATAGCATATGCTTCAGCCTGCCTCGCTACTTCCGTCTTCAGTCGCTTCCGCATCGTCACGGTCAACCTCCAATACTCGCTGTTCTTCGGTGAACATTCCGTTCAGCCATTCAAATCCGATGAAGTCAAGGACGTTTCCGTTTGCCTCAAACGTTTCGTTCCATACCTCTTCGGTTAGATCCATGATCAGTTCTCGTGCTGAGTTCTCTGCGTCCTCGCTGTCGTTAGATCCATGCACAAGAAGACCATACATAACTGGAACCCATACGACTCGTTCTTTCAACTCATCCATAGAAGTACAGCCCCCACTATCAGTAGTACTGTGGCGACACCTGCAAAGTACGCCACGTCGTTGCTAGTTTCCACGGTCTTGAACCTCTCGGACTAGTGCCTCTATTGGATTCTCTGGTGGCACAAGCCTATTAAAGATGTCCTCGTTGATAACAATAGCGAGAGGCTCGGCACTTACCTTGTGCCCCTCTTCCCCCTCTTCGTGACTGCCATCTTCGCTGAAGGCTACGATGACTGCCACATCTTCGTTGTCAAGCGAGGCTCGCATCAACCGAAGATCTTCTTCTCCGTATACAATACGGTCGTATACTTCTTGTTCCTGATTAGTAAGCCACTTCAGATTCATTGACTACCTCCTCTGTCTTCTTCTCTTCTACTCGGTTCGGGTGTAGCACGTTGCGAATAGCCAGAGCATTGTGCTCAAAGGTCGCAACGGTAAGGTCATCCCACTTCTTAGCGAAGTCAGCCAGATTGTAAAGCATTGTTGAGAATGCTGCAAGTTTCAGGCGCTGGGTATCTCGCTCCTCTTCAGCACCTTCTTCCTTGATCGCTTCATACTCAGACCATGCGTTGTCCATAATGTCGGTGATGCTGATGTTATCCCAGACCTCACGTGCTGCTTCGTCCTTGATCTCTTCGCAGTCCGAGCAGCCCCACGTATCGTGGTCGTGATCTAGTTCCAGATCATCAATGTCGCTGTCTAGGTCGTGAAGATTTGTGATAATATTCTTAACTGATTCCTTGATATCGTAAATGCTATTAGACATATTTATTATTCCTCCTAATATATTTATATAATACTAAGCAAACTCAACAATAAAACCATCATGAGATAGAGCATTGAGGATGTCATCAACATACCTCATCTCCACTGCTATCCCATCACCGAATCTCACGGCATCTTCCGTTGATACGTTGTCATTGAACCATTCCTGTGCAGCCCCACTCTTCGGAATAAGAATGCCGACTGAACCTCCATCGTAAACCAACTTAACATCAGTCATCTGGTGTGTCATACGTAGTCCACCTCAGTACCAGTGCGAAGGTAGTCCACTGCTTGATGAAGCGGTAGCACTACCTGTTGAAACAACTTCTCCGATGATTCCTTAAACCCATTGACGAATAGGTTGTCCTCCATGGTAGCGGCGCTTATCAACGCATCTAGTAGAACCTTCTCAAGGTTGCTATAGTCAATGTCAACTTCACTCATCTTACTCATACTGATCCTCCAGTTTAGACATGCCACTGAAGTGGCACTCGGTACAGATACCATTGCCTGCATTGCTTGGGTCTGCTGCTTCGCACCACGCTGGTGCAATCTCTTCGTCGCATGCATGGCACTGCTCACCGTGTGGGCTAGTGTCATCCCAAGAATAGATTGCTTGCGGGATCATGTCCTCATCATCGGTTGCGTCTTCCGCTGTCTGCCATAGTTCTTCATGGCGCTTGATCTGCAAGATGTTTCCCTTGATACCCCAGTTCTCAAAGGTACACATGTTGCACCACATAGCGCCCTCGTATGTGTACCCTATTGGAATCGGTGCTTCACCCATAGATAACCTCCCCAAAGATTGCATACTGTACGATCACGTCGCATGACGTGCCGTCAAAGTCAAACTCAATGTCTCCTTCGCCACGATTACTTACACCGTGGATGAGGTGCGGTACGTTCTCAATCAGTGCGATCACCCCCTTCTCTAATGTCTTCCTATCTAGTGGAATCCACGTGTTGCTGAATCGTTCTGGTTCTACCTGCTCATCGTCTTCTCGGATCCATACAAACACATAGTCATCTGGTAGATCCAACTTGATGCGCTCCCCATCATAGCGAGGCGTTGATCGTAGCGGATCTTTCTCATACCAGTCCTTCCAGTTGTAGTCCTTCACCTCTGCCCAGTAGTTCGTGCCACCCTCTACTGCACAGTGCACGATGTCTGCTGCGTCCTCATTGGTAAGTGTAATGCTGTTGATCTTCATGATACCCCTCCTACTGCAATGAATAGATCTGGCTCAACGTCTAGGTTGTATACTGAATACTCAAACCCTAACTCAGGAAACTTGTTAGCCATCTGCTCCATAGTAGTGCGCACATACTCCGCATCAAACACGTCGTATGAGCACGACGTACTCTCTACCTCAACCCAATAGTACTCACGTGCTTTCCACTTGCCGCTGTCTTGCTGACCATCGCCAACCTCGTTGACGTTGAAGCCATGCGAGTACAGCCATTCGTGTACTTCCTTGACTGCATCTGGCATCCAGTTGTTCAGCGAAGTAATCCCTGTGTGCTGGATGCTGACGTATACTTTAGCGTGTGCGCTCATTGATCCTCCCCATAGAACATACGCTGTGCTCCTGCATAGTCGCCTGCTTCTTCAAGCATCTTGATTGTCTGCAGATCCCACAGCCTACTGTTGTGATCGCCAATCTCACGTGATGCTAGAGCAAACTCATACTGATCGCCACTCACCTTGATCGTGGACTCGTGCAATCGTGCACCTGTTTGGCAGCCACCGCACTTGCTTGCCAACTCATCCTGCCACGAGCACTGCTCATGGCACATGCAATCGTATGGTTCGCAGCACGATTGACGTGCGTCGTACCACTCCAGCAAGTCAAAGAGATCCGTACGTACCTGTTCGTCTAGCGTGAGCCAGTCCTTTCTCCTCTCTTCGTTGTCGTAGATAACTCGTGCCTCTTCATAGTTCATCGCTTGATCTCCTCAATCATGATGCGTCCACCGCCATTCATCTCATCGTCCTCACTGATGGTCGCCCATACCTCACGCCCATCCATGAATCCAATGCGTAGCATCGGGAAGCCGTCGCTTGACACGCCCCCTCCGATGATGTACCCGCCTGCTAGTGGGCGGATCATCTCGTTCAGTATGTACTCACGTGTGAAGTCATCCATCTCTTCGTCGTACATTACGCCTCCTGCTTCACTGGGTTAGGCACAACGCCTAGATACCACCGATCCCTGAACTCTTCGGGTACTGCTGCTCGGATGAACTTGTCGCGCTGGTATGCACCATTCGTACGAGAGAGTTCCTTGCTCAACCCCTGTACAAACTTCCAATGGAAATAGTCTAGGAGTTCACGCTCAAACAGCGTGTACTTCTGCTCCTCTCCTTCGTACTTGAGGTACTCCCAATGATCCTTGCACTGGTCTGCGATCCATTGGAAGTCCCGCTTGGTAAACTTCGGTGTCTTGCGGTCAGCCATTACGCACCTCCTTGTTGAATCGTGCGAGGAACCTGCTGTTCGTCGCATCGTCTACGCCGAGCACCGCTTGTGCGGTGTACTTCGGTAGCCCTGCAGGATTGCCCTCGTCAATGATGACCGAGAGCCATCCGCTTGACTGCGCTAGTGCATAGTTCTCCTTATCCTTGAGCCACTCACGACACTCACGCTTGTACTTGACAAGCCTGAAGTATGCTAGGTGCGCCCTTCTCCACGCGTCGTACATCAAATCACCTCGTCCACTAGTTTCTCACCGCTTGTCAGAGCCGCGATGATTCGCTCATCCCTTTCGGGGTCGTCGTGGTACTGCACTTCGTGCTCGTACGCTGTCTGCACTACGTGATAGATCAACTCCCAGATCTGGTCGTCCTCCTGCACGTAGCCTGATAGATCTTCTATCTTCACGCGTTCATCCCATACCTCATCACCTGAACGCGTGGCTACCTGCCACGTATCTTCAGGAGAGTATGCGAACACGATGCAACCCAACTCACGCATCCGCTTGACGCACTGGTCAAGTTCCATCATCTCCGCTTCCGATAGTTTGTGTGTGTCTGGAACCTTCATCATCCGAAGTATCCTCCCTGTAGACGTGCTAGAAACAGCAGCACGTGAACTGCGAAGTACGTGAGTATGCCAATGCTTACCCACCTAACGAAGAACTCAAGCATACGATTCCTCCATACAGGCTAGTCGCTCGGCGCAATGCTCGGCACTGCACGAGTATGCAAAGCAGTTCAGGGTGCTTGGCTTCCCCTCCCAACGGGCAACGACGAGGAAGTCTTGGTCATTGTGCACGACCTTGAGATCCACCTCTTCGCCCTCTTCATTCCAACCCGCGTGCTCCTTGAGATCATCCACTGCAGCGATGGCGCTCGTGTAGATCTCCTCCCATTCGGGCATACACGCAGGGAAACTAATCTCTGCGTGGTAGTGCTCGGGTACTTTCATCCTACCCTCCGTTCAGTTCTACGAGGACGAGATACTCTGCCTTGCGCTTCTCCCTCGCCCATTGGAGCAGCGCCTTCGGCGTGTACGAGAGGACTCTGGCGTTCCAGTAGTCCTGCCTATGGTCGTAGCATAGGAGCCTACCCCCCGCACGACGGAGGGCAGGCTCCCAGCATACTACCGCTGGTAGCGTGCGTGCTTCGCACATACAACGCCACGCTTGCCATTGCTGAAGCGGATCCAGATACTCCCGAAGTGTTCGCACCCGTGAATCCAAGCGGCACACGGGCGTAGTCGGTTGCTCATACAATCCTCCTCTGCTTGCGCAGTATTCTAGCGTTAGTCTTGCGGAACATCTCCGCAAGCACTCGCTCAATGTGCTCGTTAGGAGCCTTACTTCCGTGCATACCTCCCCCTATACTTGTTCGCGACGCACACGCTCGCGATACTTGCGCTCGGCACGCTTATCCAGTTCGTCCTTCACGAACAGGATTCCGTACACCGCCCACACACCCAAGAACGAACCCACGAATCCTTCAAACATACAACCCTCCTACTTCCCTACATACGTGAGATGCTTGCGATAGGCATCTTCGTGCCAGTCGCACCACCACGCCCACATACCCTTACGCTTGCCGCCTTCCGCGACACGCACAAACACTAGCGTGGCACGCTTGCCACACGGAACCCGCTGCACTCCACGTGCGACGGGGTGTGAGCACTCGCTCACAGGAATCGTACTTGCGTACATACTTCCCCCTATGCCTGAACTTCCTCTCGCAAGGGGCGAGAACCCACGGAGCCGCAGCCGTCATCCTCCACGCACGCGTAGGTGATGAGCAGATGCCCTCCCGAACGATAGAAGGGCACGCCCTGCCAATGCGCCATCGTCCCGCAACGCGGGCACTTGACGCTCGGAAACGGCTTCTCGCCCTTCCGCGTGGTGATCGCAATCGGCTCAACCGATTCGCCTTCCACGCCTTCCACTTGATCGCTCATACGCGACCTCCACTACTGGTACGCCAACGCCTATGCGTTGGGGCGCACCCCTCTGCCCCCACGAGGGAGCAGGAGGGTACGCCCAACCCCGAAGGGTTGAGCGCCCTGCGTACGCGTGTACGCTTGCCTTACGCCTGCACGAAGTACTTCTTCGTGATGCCCGTGAGGAAGTCCAAGCGCGGGGCGGTGAAGTGCTCGGACACGCTCACGCCCGCAGGGGTCTTCACCCCACGCGTGTGTGCCTGCCCGTCGCGCTCAATCCGCACGCTGTACTTGTCCTTCGTGCCCCCACGGATGCCTGCCTGTACGAGCGTGAAGGTGAAGGTTGCGCCCTTGCGCTCAAGCACAAGCCCGCCCGTGGCACGCTTGCCCTTCCGCTTGCCCTTCGGCTTGTCGGGCGCAGGCGCAGCCGCCTGTGCCTGAACCCCCGCGAGTGCCTGTGCGACCGCCGCCGCGATCACCTGTGCGAGTTTCTCCTGCTCGCTCATCCGAAACCTCCTCGTGCCTAGGCACGCTTCACGGGGCGGGTGCCCTGCTCACAGCGAACAGGGCAGACCGCTCCGCTACAAACAGAATGCGGCGAAATCTGGAAGTGGTCAACATCGGGACTCAAGGCGGGCGGGTGCCCGCGCACATACGCGTGGGGTCAGCGCGCGCGGGGGCGCGTAGGCGTGCGGGCGTGCGGGCGTGCGCCCGAGGGGGGTGGGGGTATTACTCAAGCCTCGCGCGTGCGGGCGCGTGTGCACATCTGCGCATGCGCGTGCGCGAGATTTCCACGAGGGGTCGGGTGTGAGCGTTTGTACTGGCAGCGGGCGGGTGGTACACCTGATCTCAATTCCGCACTGAACACCCCCTCTGATAAGGCGGCGGGGGGATTTGCCCTCCGTTAGACCAGGGTTAACAGACTGTTCATAAGGCTTATCACTGTTTACACCGCCAGATATCACTGGGAAGTAGCCCGTGGATGGTAACAATCAGACCCATATATCTGGTATAGGACTTATTTATAAAAAAATTTCCCCTTAAACATGGTGTATAATGGACCCTGTTAGGGATAAGAATAAGTCTAAATAAGAAATATCGGTCCCTATATAAGTGGCGGGAGTACAAAAAATATGGCGAGACTAGTTCAGCGCGAGGCTTCCAGATTGACGGGGGAGGGTGCCGCCACGCTGTCCCCCGTCAATTCTACCCGCCCGATCCGCAGGACATCCGTTGCTGCACCGACAGCCCCAACCGTTGAGCGGGCATCTCCAATCCGACGGACTAGCACCACGCCAAAGCCAGTATCCACGCCTCCAGTAGGTCTGCCAGCGCCAGACTCAACACAGCCGCCAACGCCACGTAGACCACGAGGAGCGCCGAGGGTGGCGCAGATTAAGCCGACGGGCTTTCAGGGTGGCAACCAGAGGTTTGACGCAAGGTTCCCACAGGTTGCACCACTAAGGGGAATGGGTGCAATAAACCCACTGGCACCATTCAAGACGCAGGGAGTATCTGGGGTGAAGTCGTTCCTTCCTCCAAAGGGAATGACCAAGATGGCGAGGGGTGGTCGCGCATTCGCCGCCCTAAACCTTATCTCCATGGTGATGAATGGACAGGTAGGTGCAGATGCCGACGGCATAAAGGACTGGTATAAAGAACTCGGATACCCAGATGACGTGGCTGATGTTGCGTCCAAGGCGTATCTGGATGCCGCTAAGATTGGTACTGGCGTTTCTACTGCGGCAGATGTTATGGCGCAGGATCTACAGTTTGCTGGCTCACTCGCCGCTGGCGGAGCGGTCGTCGGTAGTTTCGTTCCTGGCGTTGGGACGGCAGTAGGCGCTGGTCTTGGATGGGCTGCTGGAACAACGATTGCTGGAGTTAGCAACATGTTTATGCTTGCCGAACAGTTTATTAATGCTGGTATGGGCAACGATGGGATGAACGGAGAGTGGTTTGACTTGCCAACGCTCAACGACTTTATGCCAGGGATTTCTGGAGTGGTCGGTCGGGAGAACTACTACGGAACTGCCGAAATGTCCGCTGGTGCCGCTGGAGCAGACATGGCAATTTCTCAGCAGTTCCCTAACAGATTCAATAGCACCGAGTACGTTGCCCAAGAACTAGACCGACTAGACAACAACTACTACGGAAGGTACGCCGCTCAAGATCCTAGGGCAAAGGAAATGTACGATCTCATCTCGCAAGGGTACTTTGTCAAGGATATGTCTGGCGGTAGGATCGGGATTGACAACAAAGCATACTACGAATACCTGTCTAAGACAATGATGTATAAGGATATGAATGACAAGAAGTCGTTCCTCCCAACGATTACTCCAGCAGGGCAGAGCCTGTCGTCTCAGGGTACGCTGACGGAAGACCAGTGGTACAAATTGTTCTCTAACGCAGAATAGGAGATGTGATAAAATGCCACTCTATAAGGGCGAGGAAAACATCGGGAAAAACCTCCAGCGTCTGATGGAAGAGGGATACAGTAAGAAGCAGGCGACCGCCATCGCCATTAAGGTAGCCAGCCGCAAGGGTGGCAAGAAGAACAAGGGGAAGAAGAAGAATGGCTAAGAAGGTTGCGCGACGAACTGGTGCTGAAATCCAGGATCTATGGAGCAAAAATAATGACGATGCTGCGTGGCGTGCTAGGTATGACAAACTTCGCGCAGAAGGAAAGTCATACGCTGTTTCCGTTCAGATGGCAAGTCGTCTTTCAACTGGCGGTGGTCCTTCAACGATTACTCCGCAGGGCAAGAAAAGAAATCCAAAGCGCGTTGGTCCGAAGGTAGAGATCGCTGGCGGTGGCGAGGGCGGACAAGGCAAGGTAACCCGCAACGATATGAAGGGCGCAACCAAGAAGGCAAAGACTCGTAATCAGGGAGAACTTCTTGTAAAGCGTGTATGGCGTGAAGCCACCACGCAGGCTGGTGATTCGTGGAAGTCGTTGACATATGCACAGAAGGCGAAGATTGTCCTTGACGCAATCCCAAAGGCTATTGACGGAGAGATTGCTATCGGAGTTGTTCGCGGACTTACAAGTCGCACAACTGGCGGACGTGGATCAGACGATGCCGCAAAGGTTATTTCAAGTTGGGCAAGCGGTCGCGGAGTGCGATCTCCTTCCGCAGAGATTACTACTGCGAAGACCACTGGTCGTAAGGGACGCGAACTCCGCGCACGACGACAAGGAAAGGGTAGCGAGGGAATCAGCGAGCCACTAAGCAAGCGTGGTCGTGACATGGTTGAGGGTGAATCAAAGACCAGAGTGTCTGAGACGCTTGCAGAAGTCACCAAGCAGCAGCAAGAGTCTGGGCAGGAAGCCAACTGGAAGGAAGGCGAGAGCGACCCTGGCGTGCAGAAGCGCGTCAAAGAACTTATGGATGCAGACACTAGCAACAAGAGCCGAAAGAAGAAGTACAATCGCGCACTTGCGCAGGCTCTTCGCGAGTCTAAGCCAGATAAG